TTGTATTAGAAAAAGCTATTTCTACGGCTGCTAAGTTTACCCTCTTTGAGTTCAATGATGAATTCACTAGAGCAAACTTTGTCAATCTCGTTGACCCATTCCTCCGCGATGTACAGGGCCGTAGAGGTATATTTGACTTTAGAGTAGTGTGTGACGAATCTAATAATACTTCCGAAGTCATTGACCGTAATGAGTTCGTCGGTGATATTTTCATCAAACCTGCTCGTTCTATCAACTTCATTCAGCTAAACTTCGTTGCAGTACGAACTGGTGTTGAATTTAGTGAAGTAGTTGGCCAAGTCTAATATAAATAATTAAAAGATAAGGAGAAAGTCAAAATGGCATTTAATATTTCTGGATTTCAAGGAGCGTTGGCAGGAGGGGGTGCAAGAGCCAATCTATTCCAAGTGATGCTTCACAACCCCGTCAATCTGTCACAAACCTTACAGAGCGCCTTCATGATTCAGGCTTCAAGTATTCCTGAATCTACTATAGGTGTGGCTACCCAAAATTACTTTGGGCGGCCTGTTAAGTTTGCTGGTAACAGAACAGTCGCTGATTGGTCAGTTACTGTTATTAATGACGAAAACTTTGCTATTCGTGCAGCCTTAGAAGATTGGTCTGAGAAGATTAATGGTCTACAAAGCAATGTAAGAGATGTTGCTTACAACAGTGCTTCGGCATACAAGTCCACTGCTACAGTAACTCACTTCGGCAAAAGTGGAGACCCTCTTCGCACTTATACTATGCACGGTCTCTTTCCACTAAGCATTGGCGCAATTGCTCTAGATTGGGGTACCAATGATGCGATGGAAACTTTTGAAGCGTCGTTCTCTGTAGACTATTGGGAAGCACTACAGATTACTGGCTAAACGTAATGTTCATAGAGAGATAGTATATAAGTAAAAAAACGGCGGTTACTTCATGACCGCCGTTTTTTCATAACATAAATAGAATTATACAATCTATAATACTAGGAAGTGTGATATATGGCAGTAGAATTATTTGGTTTCACAATCGCAAAGACTAAAGAAGAAGAAGTCGCTGATACAGTAAAATCATTTGTGCCACCAGCACATGATGATGGAGCAGTAGAAGTAGCTGCTGGAGGCGTATATGGTACATATGTCGATCTAGAAGGCACTACTAAATCAGAAGCAGATCTAGTCTCTCGGTATCGTACTATGGCTATGCAACCCGAATGTGATAGTGCTATTGAAGATATCGTCAATGAAGCTATTGTTATTGACGATGCCCTGCCAGTAGATATTATTTTAGACGATTTAGAGTACTCTGATACTATTAAAACAAAAATTAGACAAGAATTTTATAATGTTTTAAAACTTCTAGATTTCAATGCTAACGGCTATGATATCTTTAAACAGTGGTATGTAGATGGTCGTTTGTACTACCACATTATGATAAATGATGCTAAACCCAGAGAAGGTATTGCAGAATTACGTAAGATAGACCCTAGAAAAATTAAGAAAATTCGAGAGAATATTACTACTGTCGATCCTCGTACTAAAGTTCCTATTGAATCTGGTTACAATGAATACTATATATATTACTCAAAAGGCATTGGAACTGCTGGTACTCAAAGTGGTATTAAGGTAGCAAAAGATTCTATCTGTCATGTGACTAGTGGTGTAATAGATCCTAATAATCAATTCATTCTAGGCTATCTACACAAAGCTATCAAGCCTCTAAATCAACTTCGGATGTTGGAAGATGCTACTGTAATTTATCGTCTATCTAGAGCGCCAGAAAGACGTATCTTTTATATCGATGTGGGCAATCTACCACCAGCAAAAGCAGAACAATACTTAGCTAATATGATGGCCAAGTATAAAAATCGTCTAGTTTATGATGCTACTACGGGTGAAGTTAGAGATGATCGTAAATTTATGACTATGCTAGAAGACTTTTGGCTACCTAGACGAGAAGGTGGCAGAGGTACTCAAATCGAAACTTTGCCCGGTGGTACTAATCTAGGTGAAATGGATGATGTAGACTATTTCCGTCGTAAGTTGTATAAGGCTCTTAATGTACCCGTTACTCGTTTAGAGACAGAAAATACATTTAATTTAGGTAGAGGCGGCGAAATTACCCGTGATGAATTAAAATTCTCTAAATTTATTAAAAGATTGCGTAACCGTTTCACTCAAATATTTGATGAACTATTAGAAATTCAATTGGTGTTAAAAGGCGTTATCAATCGTAAAGATTGGCAAAAGATTCGTGAGAGTATCTCCTTTGAATTCTCTCATGACAATTACTATTCAGAATTAAAAGAATCTGAAATACTTCGTGAAAGATTAAATCTTGCTAACGAGATTGAGGGTTTTGTTGGTAAATATTATTCTTTGGCTTGGATTCGTAAAAATGTTCTTCATATGTCTGAAGAAGATATAGAAGAAATGGATAAAGAAATTAAAGCCGAAGAAGAAGACCCAGATAGTCCTATGAACGATGAAAACGAAGATGATAATGTTGAAGATGATAACGAACCAGAAGAGGTCGCACAAGAAGAAGAATTCAAACCTTTAGAAATGAGTGAAGAAGATCGAAAGCTTATTACGAAAATGTCATCGATGTTAGATACTATAGAGTTGGATGACGAGGAAGAATAATGAAAGAACTTATACAAGCCAAAGTTCTAGCGGCCGCAGTAAAAATTTCTAAAAAAGAAATGAATAGCCGATTTTTGTCTATTCAAGAACAGTTGGATAATATCAAAATTATCAAAGGTCCTGAAGGCCCAATTGGTCCTAAAGGCGATTCTGGTGATGATGCAAAACCTGTCATTGTTGAAGCAGTTGGTCCTAAAGGAGAACAAGGCGAAAAAGGTGATAAAGGAAACAGCGGTAATGCTTTAATCGAAGCAGGTATATATGAAGATAATTTAGTATTAGATTTTTCTGATGGTGAAAAATTAGATGTTGGTAAAGTAATAGGTCCAAGAGGTGGACAAGGAAAACAAGGTTTAATCGGTGAACAGGGTATTGTAGGACCTATTGGACCTCTAGGCGAACAAGGTCTTGTCGGCGCTGAAGGTGTGAAAGGAGACAAAGGTGATCAAGGAAATATCGGCCTCACAGGTAAATCAGGACCCGTTGGTATACGAGGGATTGATGGAATTAAGGGTGATCAAGGCGAAAAAGGCGAGAAAGGACCTGAAGGAGAGAAGGGTATCGCGGGCCCGTATGGTCCGAGAGGAGAAAAAGGTGATAGAGGGTCTCAAGGCGAAATAGGTCCTGTTGGACAAGAAGGCGCAGATGGTAGACTTGTTGACCTAAAACCTTTACAAACAGAACTAGAAGATAGTTTAAAAACTTTTAGAGATAGCATCAGTTCTCAAGTAACAAGATTAGCCCTATCTGGTGGCGGTAGCTCTTCAGGTGGTGGTGAAGTACTACTATATAAACTAGATGATGTAGACTATAATACAGTAAGAACACCTGGTGCAAGTATGGATGGTTATGGTCTAGTATATAGTCATGCTAAAGGCAAATGGGAAGCTAACAGTATAGTATCTGCTATAACTATAAAAGAAGAAGGTACTACAGTAGCTACTGCTATTCATACGTTAAACTTTGTTGGTGCTACTGTAACAGTTTCTAATACTAGTACTACTGATCTAAGAATTAACGTACATCCAGAAGCAGCTTTTATTGCTAATTCAGTGGCTCGCCAAGCTTTTCTAGGATCAGCTAATGTAGTAGCATGGGCGGGCAATACGTCTTCTGTAACCACTTCATCTGGTAATTGGTCCCTGCATTCTGATATAGTGGCAAATCCGGTAGGACATATAGTTATTGATATAGGCGGAACTAATTACAAAATACCTTACTTTAGTTAATAATTTAACTATTATAAATACATATAGGAGAATTTGATGGATGTACAAGATAAATTAAGCGATGCGATCACACATTTGACTGATAACGAAACGTCAAAGTTTCGTAATGTCGTCTATGATGTTCTTGCATTCAAAGCAAACGATACAATTGATTCTGTAAAACACAATATCGCATCAACACTATTCAGTTCTGAGGAAGAATCGAGCAATGAAGAAATTTAAGTCTTTAAGAGAAGCAGCCGCTTCCGATCATGTTACTAAGAAGAATAATGATAATAATATGTCTACAAATGACATTGAATTTGTAGATCTTCATGCAGTAGAAGTAACAGATCATCCTGTAGCTACTGAAGCTCAATTTCCTAATAAAGAAAAGAAAACGTTTTCAGGTCTTCGTAAAGTAAATACTAATGAAGCTTTTGAAAAAGAAGACGCTAGTGATTTTTGTTTGGCCGCGGCTGTTGCAAAAAAAGAAGGTAAAAAGAAATTCATTTTTGCTGGTAAAGAATATCCAGTCACTATTAAAACTGATATCGCAGTGAAAGAAAATGTTGAAAGTGTTTATGATGAAGAAGTAGAATTCATCGAAGAAGCAATCAAAGTAGGCACCTTGAAATTAAATAACGGCAAATCAGTCAAAGTAAGTAAAGAAGACGCCGCCACACTAAATTCTGTATTAGAAGATCTTAATCCTGTTAATCGTAAGCGCATGGAAGAAGAATTGAAGAAAGACGAAAAGTCATATAAGAATATGCTTACCTTTGCAAAGAGGACCGATTAATGCCTATTGTAACCAAATCTAATAAACCAAATGGTTATGTAGTATTTTCTACATCAGTCACAGGTGGTTTTAAATTAAATCATGCAACTTTAGCTTCAGCAAATAGTGCTGGCGAAACAGTTGCCGAAATGTCTATTTCAGAAGTAATGTGGTCAGTTAATGGTACTAATAGATGGACAGTAACTAGAGGTAGTAATACTGTAGCTGTATTAAGTGGTAGTGGTAGTCATGATTATCAATCTAGTGGTATGTCTTTGGAACATTATTTAGGTGATAGACAAGCTAATGTTATTTTTACACTTTCTGGTGGTACTGGCACAGTAGTAGCTAAGTTTCATAAAGTATCTGGAGAATAGTATGAAACTCATTACAGAAGTTTTAGAAGATAGTCTAGAGTATATTACTGAAGCTAATGCTGATGGCGAGAAAGAATACTTTATTGAAGGTATCTTTATGCAAGCCAATAAAGCTAATCGCAA